GATTCTTTCTTCTGCCATCTCCATTGTAATGTATAAAACATTTCTACCTTCAAGTATTGAAGTAGCAGCGAGGTGACACATAAACAAAGATTTACCTACACCGGTACCGGCAAGACATACATTCAATGTCTTCTGTGGCACACCGCCTTTAGTTATTCTATTGAAATATTGTAGGTCAAATGGAAGTCTTAATTCTTTTTTATGATAATATTCATATCTATCATCTGCGTCCCCAATGTAATCATGCCCAATATGATTATCAAAAGACACAGCAAGAGCTTCAGATAAAATTGAAGGAATGGCCTCTGCATTTCTTTCCTTGTCTTTTCCATCCAAGATTTTAATGCCGTTAAGTACTGCATTGTTTACCGCCTTGTCTTTACAGAATTTCTCCGTAGTGTCAAACAACCATTGTATATCACTCTCTTGTGGAGTTAATCCGTTTATTGTTGTTTTAATAGCCTTAAACTCTTCCTCGTTAATATCTTTACGATTGTTTAATTCTATAATCAAGGTCTCTTTTGTAGGAAGATTATTATATTTAGTTATGAAATCATAGACGGACTCAAATAAAAGTTTATCACTTCTTGTACCAAAGTATTCATCTTTTAAAAACGGCAATACCTTTCTAGCGTATTCTTCATTGAATACTAAGTTTGTCAATATTGTGTCTTCAAGTCTATTTGTCATCAAGGATTGTTCCATCATTTATTCTCTCATCTAAAAGTTCGATTAATATATCACCAATATACACTAAAAATGCTTCTTTGTCAAGGTCCAAGTCCAGTTCTTCTGGTTTCTTTAATAGAGTCCATTCAAACTGCAAAGGCAAATTACCATCTGCGTTTTCTTCTTGTGCAAATTGTACCTTGCCGTACTTGTATATAACATCTTTGTACTGACCTTCAACGATTTTTATACAACTAAAATCGTCTCCTGGTCTTTGTGCAAAAGTGTATCTTTTATCCGTAGAGGAATTTTCTTTTGGCTGCTTCATCTATCTTCTCTAATATTTCAGTTGTAAAATACTCTTCTGGATTATCAATGATTGTTTTACCAAACACTTTCTTTCCATCAGGTAACTCAATTCTAGTAGATACTTTTTTGAAAATTTCTGCTTCAACAGCAATATCTAATAGTCCGTAGTACTTGTCTAAACCTTTTGAATAAGTTAACAATACATCAATTATAGAATTTTCTTTTGTTAACCTTGACTTGTAGTTTTTACAATGAATAATATTACCGACAACTTCTGTGCCGTCTTTTACTTTTCTCTTTGATAGATAAACAATATTACTAGCGGCGTATTTCAATCCTGAACCACCACCCATTTCTTTTTGAGGAAACATAGAACCAATAACATCATATGTGTGATTAGTCATAATCATAGGAACATTTGCTTTACCAAGTTTTAAAGTTAATACTCTAAATGTAGATTTGACAATTTGTGACCTTGTCATATCTCTTGTTTCTTTACCGTCAGCAGTATCTTCCATTTCTTTAGTTGTAGATAACATACCTAAACTATCTAATACAAACATAATAGGTTTTCTAGCACTCTCTGGTTGTTCTAGGTACTTGTCTACTACTTTGATTGCTTGTGCTCTAAACTCTTGTACGGTTGCAACTGGTACAACGACAAATCTTGTACTATCAATGCCTCTATCTTCAATCATATTTTTAGATACGGCACTTTCACTTTCAAAGTAAATAACACCTGCGTCTTTGTCTGTCTCTAAAAAATGTTTACAGATACCTAATGCAAAGAAAGTCTTTCCTGTTGCAGCTTCGCCAGCGATTGCTGTAATCTTATTACCTGGCATACCACCATATATACTGCCTGATAGTAAGGCATTTAATGAATAACAACCTGTATCAACAAAATTTGATACATCACCAGCATCCACACCTTCACTTGCAAGGGTGGCGTATTCATTGCCAGTTTCTTTTATTATATCTTTTAAAAAATCACTCATAGATTACTCCATTCAATTGTCTACATTGTATACTAATATAGCTTGTTTGTCAACAGCCTGTTTTGTTTTTTTATGATTAGGCTTGTATACTTCGTTCTTATCATAAAAAGTTCTCTAATGTACCTTTTCTACTACTAGAGAAGAAATCATAGTCTTTAGGACCAAAGCACCAGATATTCTCAATGTACTTCATTGCCATAAATTCGTTTAGTTCTTCTTTTGTTTTAAACTTTGCATTTCCTTGAGGTCGTTGCATGATAACCATACCGATTTGGCCTAAAAACTTTTCTCTGTGTTTATTTATTAACTCGTCACTAGACCTATATCTTACATTCTTAATCTTTGGATCCATAATGTTAACTAACATAAACTTTGATTTGTTCATAGTCTTTTCTGCAACAGGTAAATAAAATTCATCACGCCACTTCTCATATTCATTAAATTTAAACCACGATTGATTCTCTTCTTTGTCACCACCTTTATTATATTGTTCAGTACTAAAGTATGGTGGACTTGTAAAGGCACAATCTATATCTGGTAATTCATCATAAGGTAAATCTTCTGCACCACAATTATATATTTTAACTTTTTTATTAGGAAAGAATTTACTATACTCTTCAATCTGTTTCATGTATTGTTTATATGTGTTAGGGTTTGGGTCACAGCCATAAAACTCTTCTGCATTACTACTAAAGAAACCTGCAAGTCTATCGCCCCAACCACAAGAAGTATCTAGTACCGTTCTTGCCTTTGTCATATCATATAAAGTTTTTGCAACAACAGGTTTAAATTGTGTTGCAATATAGGTACCTAATCTAAAGGCACTCATATATGTACCTTCTTTTAAATGTCGTTCACTATTAATACCACGCCAGATAGGACCTAAACAACGCCATATATCTTTTGCATTACCATTTTCCCATACATCAATAGGTGCTCTGAAACCATAACTACTACAATTCAATCTCAAATGTTGATGAAAGTAATTAGATGATATATTGTAAGTTGATGGTGCGTCAATCAAACCTAAACCATATCTCTTAAAATCATATTCATAATCATCATATTTCTCAAATACTTTTTTCTCAACTTGTTCTACTGGTTTACATATCTTTGTTGTGTCAAACTTTGATAGACCAATAATACTATGTCTCATCGCTTCATGTGATATTTGTTTCAAAGGAAACTTTGGTCTTTCTTCAGCAATGTATTCTGAAAGTAATTCTCTAAATTTTTCTTTGCCTAGTTCTTCGGTCCATCTATCAAACTGGATTGTATCCATGATAGGCAGTCCGTCACTATTGGCATATGCTTTAAGGTCTAGTATCTTCATTGTTCCACATTATTAAAATAAAAATTATTGGTAAATAAACGATTAATACATATAGTATACTATAAAAAAACTGCATTGTCAAGCACCCATACCTGGCCAACCTTCACTTAATCCAAGGTCTTCCCATTTAGTATTACTCTCTTGTACATTTAGGTAAGGATAGTTACCATTCAGTAATTTATATTCGTCTACATAACTCTTTTCAATCGTATGATAATCTACACTAATGTAATGCTGTTGATAGTCACCATTCATCTTCTGAATTTCAACTCTCACTTGTGGTAGATTATAGTAATAAACTTCTATTGTTTTACCTGCTTTAACTTGTCGGTTTATATAGTTCCATACTGCATAAGTTCTTTTAGAATTACCTTCTCTAAAACCACCTAGATAAGCATTGATTGTACCTTCAATACCACCTTTAGTTTGACTACCACCAATCTTAACTATCTTATCATCACAAGTAATAATGTATATTTTACCACAAGCATTTTGTCGTTCTTGTTTTGATACTGCAAATTTAACTTTCATTGCGACTTCTGGTAGATGTACATAACCTGGGTCTTTATATATCTGTCCTAAACATAACCAGTTGTCTAGTTTCAATTGTTGAATTTTGTTTTTCTTTTTATATCCTAATTGTTCAGCTAAAGCATTCATACTTCGTTCCCCCAACTATCCCAACCTTCTCTCTTCTGTCTTGCAAAGAGTTCAATGTACGGACCGTTTAATAAGTTTTCAATATGTGTATACATTATATCTGGTTTCTTACTATGTCGTTCTCTTTGTGATACGACTAATTGTGGTACTGCTTTAGATTGTCTTTTAGGTTTACCTTTAGTTGCAAGTAAACACATTTCAGGATTACCTCTAGTCCAATATCCTAAACCTGTAAAGAAACCTAGTTTGTTCTTATTTGTTTTTGCCCAAGTAAATCCTACCGTCTTATACTGAAAACCCCAGGCGTCTATTACATCAAATGCTAAATCTAAACTATGGTCAACAACCCACATCAATAAAGTACAATTGTCATCTGCAATATCTTTTACTGGTAAGTCTGTTATATCTTTAAGTTCTAAAGTCTGATAGTGTTGACTAGGATTTCTGTCATCACCTTTCGGACTAAACGATTTAAAAGACCACGGTGGGTCTGCATAGATTACACTATACTTTTTTTTCGGTAAGTTTATACTCAAAATTTTGCGTCTCTTTGTTAATTAATATTTGTTTCGCACCATTACGAATATGAAAGTGTGTTGCCATAGGTGTAAGAGGTGAAAATGTTATCACTCTTTCAATATGATTTGCTTTTGCATATTCTAATACCTTATTAATAATCTCTTTACCTGCACCTCGTTTACGAGACCATACCGTATATGCGATTGCATTTCGTTTCTCGTTTTTTAAGTCTGCAAGTTCAGACATCATATCTAACTCTTTTATAGTTGTAGGAATATCATTCGTAAACGCAATACAAATAATACCTTCAATCTCTTCTTTATATTTTAAACCAAATATCTTTCTGCCTTTACTGATACGCCAACCTAATGTTAATTCAGGTCTTACTGGATCCTCTGATACATCAATGTCATCTAACTCGACTAACTCCGTACCTTTAACCCATCTAAAAAAATCGTCTGTCTTATCTTTAAAAAATTTCATCTTTAATAACTCATAGTTTCTGTTTAAATATTCTAGCATTATCCGAAAAATTGTTCCAGACTTGCTTGAGGTTCAGCGTGCCAACCTATTGCACCAAGAATAAATCTCATTGGGTCTAGGAATGTTTTTTCAAACTGAAGCTCATAATCTATATAGTCTTGCAACTTAAACTCTCTAGGTAATGTGGATAAGTAAGCACACACATTAAACTTGAAAGGATTAGGTTCTTTCAACAATATAAATTTTATCTTATCACCTTCTTGTATCAACGGATACCTTTGGTCTAAATTCTGATTCTTCAAGTGCCAATTATAAATCAAACTGCCTTTGATATGAATAGGTGAACCTTTGATGAATATACTACTTGATGATGAGTACTTTCTCAAATTATTACAACTTCTAGGAAACGCAATCTGTTCAGGTTGATAAGCATTGTAAGTCTTTTTGAAATCATTAATATAAGTATGTAATGCTTCTTCATCTTTATTCATAATCAATCTGATTGCTTCTTTAATTGCAACACGACAAACTTCTGGTGTTGAAGATTTTACTGCTTCAATACCCATAATCTTTAGTTTAGGTTCTTCAAAACGGAAACCTTCTTCGTCTAACACATTCAACATATATCTTTTCTTAGCAGTCCAGATACCTTTGTCTGCGATAACTTCTCGTTTCATAACCATCTTCTGTTGAAAGGCATTTGTGTAATCAGCAATCTCTTCAAAACACTTTTCAATAAACGGTTCTATCTTACCTTTTGCAACCTTATCAACAAAGTTTAATTTCTGTTCTTTAGTTTTATCTTTACAAAACTTCTCTACTAATTTATCTAGGCACAAGTAGATACTATCAGTATCAGAGGCAACGATATAATCAATCTTATCTTTTGTTTGTAATATATCATTTACATATTTGTTTACCTTCTCTTCAATATACTGAATAACAAACTGACCAGCACTTGTAATCGCTGACGCTTGATTGACATTGTAAAATCTGAAATACTGATTACCGATTGCACCATAAGCACTATTCAATGAAATCTTTTTTGCCCATTGAATATTATGACAACGAGATACTTCGTTTGAATAGATTGGGTCTTTTGTTTTTTGAAAATCTTTCTTTGCTTGAAACTCTAAAGCCTTGTAATGTACTCTATCATTATACATACCTTCCATAATCTTTGGTAAGAAACCTTGACTATCTGTTTTAAACATTGCACCGTTAGGTGTAATAGTTGCACCTTCTGTTTTTAAATGTGTAAGAGGTGTAGCGTGTTTCAACATTCTATCTACAGATATACCATTAGGTTTAACACCAATCATCTTTTCAGGACTAATGTTATACTGCATAATCAAATGAGGGTATAGTGAGTTAATGTCAAACGAACAAATCCATTTGTGTTGACCAACTTGTGGTGACTTAACATATGCACCAGCATATTTCTCGTTTTTGATGTTATCAGTACGAGGTGGTATATGTATATTCTCTTTTAATAGATGATTGTAAATCAATGTATCCCAAAGTCTAACTTCTGAAAACACATCTGTATAATTAACTTTTGCCTCATAGGCCATAGTCATAATCAATTCAATCAACTTTAACTTATCTTCTAGTCTATCAACTAGTTCAACATCTTTGATATTGTATTCGACAAAGGATTGAAAATCATTCTTATACCATTCTCTAAAAGTTTCATATGGATTATTATCTTTACCATCACCACCTAATTCTACCTTTGCGATATAATCAAGTTTATAACTTTCTTGTCTTTGTGGAATAAATTTTATGTACAAGTCTAGGTAATCTAAATTAGATATACCTGTAATCTTAAATATTGTTTGTTGTCTACCTCTAACGGTTAGTTGTTCTTCTTCAATCAAACCCCAAGGCGATAGTTTATTAATAACTTTATCACCTACAAGTCTTTTAGTTCTATTACATAGGTAAGGTATATCAAAGAATTTAGTATTCCAACCTGTAATAACATCAGGATAATTCTTAGTCCAGAATTTGAAAAACTCCATTAGTAATTGTTTTTCATTACTACATTCTATATAGGTAACATTATCTTGTTTAACAAAGAATGGTTTAGTACCCCAAGTAATAATTTGTTTATTAGATTGATTTTTAATTGTAAGACAAATGATTTCTTCTTCTGGATTGTTTACATCAGGAAAACCACCTTCAGCAGTTGTCTCAATATCAATTGTAAAGATTTTAATTAATGTTTTATCAAACTCAATCTGTTGTGGATATTCTTTACTGATATATTGAAAGTGCCATCTATCATTACCATATAGTGGACTATTAGAAGTTGCATAACTTCTTTTGAATTCTCTTGCTTTTGAAATACTTTCAAAGGTAATAGGTTTTAGATAGTTGCCTTGTAAAGTTTTATGATTAGTTTCTTCTTGTGTATTTGCATACATTGTAGGTCTAAAGGAAACCTTTTCTTTAAACTCTTGTCCATCGTGTACACCACGAACCAACAACTTACCTCTATGTTCAACTACATCTTTATAAAAATTCACTATACGCTCTCCATACTTCTCAAATATATTTTCAAATTGTTGTGTTTCTTTTCTAACATAACATTACAAGCTAATCTGGAATACATTCTATCATATTCCATATTCATTTCTAATATCTCATTTTCTAAACTATTATACTCTACTCTTCCTACTTTGTCAATGTCCTCTCGTATATTAATATGACAAGTACCACAGGCAGTACACCCACCACAATCACCCGGTACTTCATCAATCGTAGGTTCAGCAAAACTTCTTGCTGCCTCCATAATTGTGTAACCTGTAGGTACTATAACTTGTTGTGTTTTTCCGTTCTTACTTATGAAGTTAATAGTTATAGTATCCTTTGTTTGGATACTATCACTCATTAGGTTATTAAACTCGGTCCAGTTATAATTTTAGAAACTGATTGTTCATATGACGCAAGTAAATCCTGTTTAGGTTCTACTACACATATAATCTTATCGTCTTTAAAATTAATCTCTTCTGTTTCAGCATACGGAATGTATGTAAACATACCAAATTTAATTGCTTCACCTGGTTTAGGTTGTGAGGTTGGATAAATGATGTAAGGTTTCTTTACAACTACTTCACCATTGCCTTGACTAAAATCGCCAATAATATCTTCACCTGTAATTATTCGTATAATCTTTATATTTTTTTTCATAATATCTCCATTGTTTAATCATTATATACTAGTTGTTAGTCTTTGTCAATAGGCGGTAATCGTTTTGATAAAACAAATGTTCTATTAGGATTAACAGAGGCATTGAATAATCTGATTACTTCTCTATTCAGTAATACATCTGAACCAGACCTTGGTCGTTGGTCAAGTCCAAATTCTATATCAGGATATGTGAAACCGTTAAAGGTAAGGTCTAATTTAATTGTTGTTCTAGTTTCTGATGGTTCTTCACCTTCTGCATTAGCACGAAAGACTTTACTCTCCCCGTACTTCGGTGCTGAATATGTTTTACCATTATACTTCCAGGTTACCTTTTTACCTTCTACTTTTATATTTTCAGCGTGCATTGAACAAGCATGAGCACCGTTACCAGTATCCATTTTTGCTCTCATCTTACCGATGTCGCCTACTTCTATTGTTTCTAACCAACCCACTTCTGAAATGGATTGTTTATCCCAATTCTTTCTTTCTGATAACCATTTAATTAAGTTAGTTACCAGTTTGTCTCCTCCGATTGCACCACTATTTTCTGGATCCGAATAGAAGTCTTTATAAACATATCCTTCATATTCTGCACCAGTTCCAGGTGAGCCATTGACTTCTAATACATAAGGTTTTCCTTTGTGTATAATGTGGTCTACACCACAAAGATACGCCTTGGACACCCTGCTAGCACGGAGTATGATGTCTATTTCCTCGTCTTTCAACTTATAAGGAACTGCTTCAGCACCTCTATGTGTATTAGTTCTAAAATCGTCTGAGCCTTGAATTCTCTTTGTACTTGCAAAGATTTTGTTATCTACTACAAATGTTCTAATGTCAAAATCACTTGGCATAAATTCTTGTATCAATAGTTCAGCACCGTGTTTCCACATTGCTTGAATAGTAGACACTAGTCCGTCATAACTATCTACCTTCACAACACCGATACCTTGTGTACCAGTTAATGTCTTTAAGATTACAGGAAACTTATCTATACCACCAATCAATTCTAAAGCGTCATCTATGTTTTTTTCGTTAGATATAAATGCTGTTTTAGGTGTTGGTATATTAAACTTCTCAAATAGTAGAGCAGAAGTAAGTTTGTTATTACAAGTTAACATAGCGTTTCTTGTATTACACATAAATGAACCAGAGTTTTGAAAAGCAGAAAGGATTGATAAACCACTTTCGTCTTCTACAGAACCTGCTCTTGTAATACAAACGGTATCTTTACCTATAAATGTATACTCACTATCTTGTCCGTCAAAATTATAAACGGTTAGAGTATTCTTTTCTTCGTCTTTACCTGTGATAATAGCGTGTCTAGTTTCAATAACTATACACTTAATCTTTAATTTTTCGCAAGCGTCATTGATTAACTTTACCGTCAGCTCTTTACCTTCTTTACCTCCGACTTTTCTTTTCTTCAAGTCAGGGTTAGTTTTAGTAATTACTGCAATTGTAATTGGTTTGTTTTCTCTATCTAAAGTTTGTTCAGATAGAAAATCGGTAAAGTTTTGTACTTGCATTATTGACCTTCATCTGAAACTGCTTTATCTTCTGTTTTTTCATCTAACTTTTTACCAATATTATATTTGGCAGATAGATTCCACTCTTTCTTTTCTTTGAAAGGTAGTACTTTAATTTGTGATAAAGGTGCTTTGTCAGTAGCGTCTTCAGGTTTCACTATTGTTATTAAACTCCAATCAGTAAGTAATACTGCAATAGTATTTCTTCTCTGAATGTCATTCTCTGTTAAGGTTGCTTTCTTACCATCAAGGGCAAATAGTTCTTTGAAATGTACAATAAAGTACTTGCCTTGTTTGTGTAATATGTGGCAACTTTGAAATAGTGTTTTGTCTTTACGACTTGCAACACCAATTCTAGTTAGTGTTTCTCTTACTTTTAGGAAATCGTCAGGTTGCTTTATTGTAACCTCTAGCATATCTTCCGGTGACCATTTTACATTGTCCGTCATTTTTTGTTTCTCCCACCCTTATTTAAGGATTTTTTTATATGTTCAATATCATCTTTAGTCAGTATGCTAAGAGCGGTTTTAGCTTTCTCATTACTATAACCATAATACTCTTTTACATAGTCTAAATCTTTAAGCTTTTCTGCCTTCATCCATTTAGCAAAACGCTTTTTCTTTCTTACTATATTTAGTAAAAAATGATACTGCATATTATTGGGAAGAAAATGATACCCATTCATTTCGTTGGCAGCGAATAAGGTGTCATAATGATAAGATAAACACTTGTTTACAATATACGCTGGGTACTTCTTTTCCCAGGTAATATCGTCTGTCTTCATCACATCATCTTTGTTGAAGTTAATACTATTCAAGTATTCTTTGAGTTCGTAAGCCATTATTTAAACTTACAATTTGCCATTATCTCGGTAAGACAAGCGACCATATTGATTTCTTGGTCTGCAACAAAAGCTGCCTTGTACTGATAACCGGCGATAACTAAAACTGCCTGTGGTATAGATTTAGCTTCAAGTGCTTTCCATAGTACTTCGTAAAGATTACGAAACATACTTGTAGGCTCTTTATCTATATTCTGTATAACCCACTTTCGCATATCATTAAATCTTTTTTCTTTTAATGTAGCAACTAGTTCTTTGTTATTCGCTTCAGATAATGTAAATAAAATACCACTATCAATCTTACCTCTTACAGAATATCTTTGAAGTTCATTGATAGTCCGTCTGAAATCAGGAAAGTATTTAATGATAAGCTCTGCCAAAACTTTCTTGTCAAAAGGAATACCTTTGTCATCTAATACTTTACCTAGTCTAATCATCATAGCGTCAGCACACTTCTTCTTTTGTCCGTTGACAATTCTAAAGTCTACTACCGTACAACGACTATGTAATGGTGGTATGATTTTGTTTTTGAAATTGCAAGTTAGAATAAATCTACAATTGTTATGGAATTCTTCCATAAATGCTCTCATGGCAGGTTGTACAGAATCAGCATTTGTATAATCTGCTTCATCTATAATCACTACCTTATGATTAGCGTCTTCGGTTAAAGAAACCGTACTTGCAAAGTTCTTAATTTTAGTTCTTAATGTATCAATCTGTCTACCTTCATCTGAACCATTGATGATAAGATAGTCACATTTTAACTCTTCACACAATGCACGAGCAACCGTTGTCTTACCTGTACCTGCTGTACCTGATAAAAGTAGATTTGGTATTTCGCCTTGTTTTAAAAAGTTTTGAAAAGTTGATTTGATATCTTCTGGTAAGATACACTCTTCAATTGTCTTTGGTCGGTATTTTTCAACCCACAAAAAGTCTGCCATAATATATACTCCATAATTTAAATTGTACCTTGTAATAGGTTAAGTAAAAGTGATAAGGTTATCATACAACAAACGATACCACTTACACCTATTACATACTTGATTGCGATTTTAACTTGATTAAAATTCACTTTCAGGTTCTAAAGCAATCCAGTATTGCACTGGTCTTGTTCTATTGACAAAATGTGAAATCTTTTGTTTAGAGATTGCAACATCATAGTCATCTGCTAACATTTTAAAGTTTTCTGCTTTGAAAAACGCTTTAAATGTTTTATCAGTTTCGCCAACCTGAATATCAAACTTGTTAGAAGCTTTATTCTTTCTATCTTCTGCAAGAAGTATCATATTCTTACCATCACCAATAACTGAAATGTCAGGTAAGTTAAGAGTAACCACACCTTTCATTAATCTCTCCATATCTGCTTTCTTAAATACGAAAGATACTTCTGTATCAGGCATTGAGATTGATTTGGTAGGTGAAACAATAACAGATTCGTCAGCAAAAGTATATTTACTTTGTGACCTTCCGTCTTTGCCAGAAATACCTACACTAGAACCACCATTGAATTTCAAGTTAGGTGTCTCAAATAAGTCAACCGTTCTTAAAAATTCTGGTAAGTCATAGATTGCAAACTGCTGGTCAAAGTCTTCTTTGATGTCTGCTGTTGCTAGAATATTTTTCATAGTAGAAATTGTATTTAATTTCTTACCAGGTTTAATTAAAATATTCTGATTTATATTTGCAAAGTTTTTAAGCAATGCGAGTGTGTCACTAGATAAGTTCATCATGTATTCTCCTTTGTCATTATTTAAACATTATATATCATTTTGTCGTTGTTGTCAATAGCCTATTCACTTTGTCGTAAATATTCTAACATCTTCTCTGGAGTTGTTTCTACATATGGGTCATCATCTTTTCCTTCATTGTTGATACCTTTTTCTTGGAACCATTTCTCAACAACGCCGTTATTAATAACTGCCATATATCTCCAACTTCTATTACCGAAACCTAAATGGTTCTTACCAATTAGCATTCCCATAAATCTTGTAAAGTTTCCTGAACCGTCTGGAATAAATTTTACTTTCTCAATGTCCATATGGTCTCTCCAGGCATTCATTACGAAACTATCATTTACTGAAATACAATAAACTTCATCTATTGTAAACTTTGTGATAGTATCATAGTGTTCTTCAAACCCTGGCAACTGCTGACTTGAACAAGTCGGCGTAAATGCACCAGGTAGACTGAATAATACAACTCTCTTATTTTTGAAATAATCATTTGTTGTCTTATTCAACCATTCACCACCGATAGGACAACCGCCTTCCGATGAAATCTCGTCACCTTCTCGTACTCTAAAAGTAACCTTTGGTATCTTCATTTCATTCTTCATATTATTCCTTTGTTCATTCTCTATAATATAACATAACTAAACAATTAAGTCAATAGGCGACGGTCGAATTCTATCTGGTGCACTTCCCACCGCCTATTTAAACCGTTTTCCTTTGTGTATGTTATTAAGTAATGTCCGAATCTAATTCAGCGACTTACTTAATTTTGATTGTTCTAGGTTTTTTACTATCTGGAACAATCTTCTCTAAACTGACCTTTAAAAGTCCGTCTTTGAGTTCGGCACCTTTCACTTCTACATCATCAGCGATTGTGAAAGACCTATTAAAATGTCTTTTCGCAATACCTTTGTGTAAAAAATCAGGTTGTTCTTCACCGTCTTCCATGTCATCATCTTTATGGAAAGGTTTTAGTTCCTCTCTCTTATGTAAAGATTTTACGGTTAAGACGCTATCAGCATAATCAACAGAAACATCTGATTTAGAATATCCTGCTAATGCTAATTCGATATCGTAAGTAAACATTCCTGTCTTTACGATATTATATGGTGGAAAGTTTGGGACTCTACTACCGTTATCTGTTAAATCTAATAGTGCTTCAAACGAAGTGAATACGCTATCAAACCCTACGGTCATAGGTCTTAGGTTGTTAAAAATGTGGATTGCTTTATGATTGGTCATTATGAACCTCCTTATTAGTAAGCAAAGTTAATGTTAGAGAACCCATTATGGCATTCTCATAGTTATTTATATAATCATTATATCTCATTTATCAAGTCTTTCAAATCAATTAGGTGGTAGTTTCTTTTAATTGTGTACTACCAAAACAATCACGGTTTTAGGTTCAGAGTTTAGAGAGCAGAACCATAGGACATTTTCATACCTAACTTACTCTAGCGACACCGTATTTAATGTTCTATCTACATTGGGTAACTACGGCACCCTATATCCTCTGATAAGGTCTTATGAATAGCCTATCAGTATTATATATACACTCACAATCGGTGAGGAGGATAATTCCATTTAAAAGCCTCTTTGTGCTTTTAGTTTCTTTTGCTTCTTTTTCCAGGCAGCAGCCATTTCTTTATTTTTACGAACCCTCTTATCACTAGGTTTCTCGTAAAATTGTCTCTGGCGTATCTCCTTCACAAGTCCTTCTTTCATAACTTTTTTCTTAAGCACTTTCATTGCTTGTTCTAAGTTACCATTCCGAACGGTTACAAGTATACTCAAACTTATTTACCTCCCTTCAAGGTGTTGTCTTCACTACTCATTAATAATATAACATAATGGATTGCTTTCAACAAATCCTTTCTGTTTCTTCCTGCTTTCTTACCATATCTGCAAAGGTATTTAATAGCATTTGCTTGGCAAAAATCTTTATCTATATTCAAGTGTCTTAACATATCTTGCACTTGGAAACCATCTTTGGTTGTACTATAGTGTTCGCCATATGTGCTTTCAACATATGTTTGAATTTCTTTTATAATTTTTTCTTCTTTGTATTTCATAATGTACCTTTTATTTATATTCAAATTTATTAGTGTAAAGATGGAGAGAGGCCACTACACCTCTCCCCAAGGACCACACTATGGATAGATTTCTTAAATGAAGTCCTCTTCGGACTCATTATCTTCCTCACTATCATTGGACATCATTTGTTCCTTTAACGCTGATTCTTTCTGCTCTTGAGCAATACTCTCGGCAGTAGCACCGGCGTCCACTTTCGTGTACAAGTCAACAAAAGAAGCTTTTGTATCGTTATCAAATCTATTGGTACATAGTTCAATCGCCTTCATCTTATTTCCAAAGATTGAATAAGCTTGTACAATGTGTACTAATCTTCTGGTACTGATAATCTCATCAACCCCACCTTCAAAGTAGGTCTTTCTGATTACATCAGCCCATGTTGATAACTTCTCAACATACTCGACATCTTTCTTACCGGTTAAAGCAAGAGTGTTGTTAAGTATCTTCTGTTCAGTTTTAGCAGATGGGTACTGCTGTTCAAAGGTAACTGGAAATCTTTCTAGGAAAGCTTCGTTCAGTATGTTAGTACCGATAAACTTACCATCATCACTTCCTTGACCTTTAGTATTTGCAGTAGCGACTACATTGAAACCAGCACTTGGTTTAACGAATTTGTTAATCTTCTTAACATAAACTCCGTTACCTTCAAGGATTGGTTGTAGACACATAATCTTGTTAGAAGCAAGGTCAACTTCATCAAGGAGCAATATTGCACCTCTCTCCATCGCCTCGATAACAGGACCATTCTGCCAAATAGTGTTACCGTCTCTTAATCTGTAACCTCCAAGTAAATCATCTTCATCGGTTTCAATCGTAATGTTTACTCTTATCAATTCTCTCTTTGCCTCAGCGGCAGCTTGAACAACTGAAAAAGTCTTACCATTACCAGATAGACCGGTTATGAATATTGGATAAAATTGTTTTGACTTAACAATGTTTCTAACATCAGGATGATTTCCGAAAGGAACAAAAGTAGCGTCTTTGTTAGGCACTAGATTGTCAACTAAAGATGAAACAACATAAGCAGCTTCTGAAACTTTAGTAGTCTGAGCAACTTCTGGTATTGTTGGTACATCAACAGCATTATCATTTAAGACATTAGGCATTGTGATTTTAGTAGCAGTTGGCACTTCGCCATTCTTAGGAATCTTATAACTTCCTCTGCCTACTCTTAACTCTGGATTCCTAACTAACCATTGTGGTTTGAAATTCATGCCGAGAGATTTAGATACTGATAACAATTCAGCGTTATCTAAAGTATCATTATTCGGAAACATTTTTATACAGGCGTTTACGAATTCCTGTTGTTTTTCATTTAGTGTTATCATAGTATTATCCTTTTGTTTCATTATATACAAGTATTATACCACACTTTAAAAGCTTTGTCAAGCGAAAAGTGAGCATTTTTTCATTTTTTTTCACTAAGGTTATCAACGATTTATCCCTCATTAGGCAACCTGCTTAATAAATTTACTCAACAGCACTCTGGATACCGTCTTGGATTTCATTGATTTGGTGAATAGTCTCTTAATATCACCTTTCTTAGCGTCTTCTTTTATCTCATCTAATTGACCGTTTTCGATATTCATATCTTTTCCGTTGATTAGATAAAATTCATTGTAACCGTTTTGGGAGACAGCACATGATTTGTTTTTAGAAAATTCTTTCTTTAACATTTGCATTTTCTGGTCTCTCAAAAAGTAATCTTTGATATGGTCAAGTCCAAGATATCTCTCAAAGTCCCAACCTCTTGGTCTCTTAACAATGAAGAAACCGATAGTGGTTACATTAAACTTTCTTTTAAGTCCTTGAAGTACTAAAGCAGTTGTATTACCTTTAGTCTTTATATACTTACTGCCGACTTTAAGTAATGCTGTCTTACCGTAACCTTCTCTTCTAGGAACAAGTTGACCTTCATCATTAGTTTTGTAAGTTGTTTTGTTGTCATTATTAGAGTGACCGTCTGTCAAAGTAATTAACGATAACTTTTCAACTTGATACTTCTGTTTGAACAATGGAATAATCTTATTCATTGCAGCCAAACTTTCATTCAAAGGTGTAGATGAAAGGTAAAAAGCAGTTGGTGGATAAAGATACTCAACATAGTTGTTATTTCTCCAGTGGTTATTGTCTGCATAATGTTTTCCGTATGACCACAAGAACATTAAAGATTGTTCTAAGTCCATCTTCTTCATTGTATGAGAGGCAACTTCAACTAGATTGAAGTCATCAAAGTGAGCGTCACCAGCTTTATATGCAAAGGATTTCATTGCCTTTCTTTTTGCTTCTCTATTTCTATAATTGTATTGGTCATTAAACTCAATTTTGTCTGAAAAGAAATACACTTTGAAAGGAATATTGATTTGTTTTACAAACCAAACTAGTTGACATAATTGTTCAACCGTCTTATCAATAACAGGTGCCATACTTCCAGACCAATCAAGTAATAAAATCATACCGTGATTTTTAGCGTCAGGAATAATAGACATTCTTTTGAAAATATCTTCTGAAAATTTATAGTCTTTTAGTTTAAGAGGATCCAAGATACCAGTCTTATCGGTAGTCATTCTCTTATAACCGTCAGCAGATTTTTTCATTTCAAATTCTTTTACAAGATACTGAATAGTCTTCTTACTATCTTTATGGAATTTCTTAAATCTTTCCATGTTATCTGAATATGTACTTGGTGTATCTTTACACTTTCTGATATTTTCGTTTAACCATTGTTTAGTAGTTATGATAATATCATCAAGGTTACTATCAGGCAAACTCATATATGAATAACCTCTGTGTTGATTATCAACATAATCTTTTTGAGTAGCTTGTTCAGCGTTCTCATTAGTAAGAGACTTCAAAGGTAAACTGATTTTTACATCTTTACCACCGGCACCGTCTGGATTAGCTTCTTGGTCTTCTAAACTAGTAGGTTTATCTTCCTTGTCTTCGCCGTCTCCGTTGTTGTCGCTTTTTCCGTTCTCTGATTTTGATGAGTTGTCTCCTTCTTTTTTTGAAGATTTGTTTCCGTCTTGTTTATTTTCTCTACCTTCCGTCTCTTCGTTAGATTGGTCAGACGATTGAGATTGAGAAGATGATTGTGAATTATCACTTTCTTGTTCCTTTTCTTTTTGTCCGTATGCTTTTACTAGGGGGTGACTATCAAAGTCAGGAAGTTTCAATAACTTCTCGTTTTGTTTTTTCTGCCAATCTGAAAGTTTTTTTGCAAGTTCGACAACATCTTTGAAAGATTTGATTTTGTCTACTTTAGCAAACCATGTTTTATCAATATCTGATAAGTCAAATTGTAATGTTTCAGATGATTTTGAGAAAAGGTTAATCTTGTCAATTAACATTAAGTCTTTATTTAAATCTTTATTTGAACAACCGAAGAAGTTATCAGCCCATAAGATTTTGAAACCGTCTTGGTAGTCGGCAACTACACCAGGATATTGTTTCTTAATAATCTTGTCAATTCTAGTATCTTCTAATACATTGATATAATCTCTGATATCACCATTGTCTTCTACTGCTTTTCTCCAACCTTTAAAAGGAGTATGTAAAGCGTGAGCGACTTCGTGGGCAATTAACATATCGTAAACTGCACCTTTTGGATTTTTGAAAACTGGAATAGTAAGTATCCTGTCTTCTAAGTTAAAAGAAGCAGTGGTTACATTATCATGTTGTACTTGTAGATTTTCAGTCGCTAATAGTTTAGCAAGTCCTGATTTGGCGTCAAAGTTAATAGTAGTGTTTTTCATAGTGTGTTGCCTTTCGTTCATTCAATATATACATAATACCATACTTCCTAGCATATGTCAAGCACTAATCGAGCAAATGCTCACTTTTTTTTCATTTATTTTTAAACCGTATAGAATATAGGGTTTTTGTGTATATTGTATCGACTTTTGCTAAAAGTGTCAAAAAACGAGGGGCTAGGAGGGCGGAGAAGAGGGTTTAAGGAGCTCCCGTGAGTGTTAGTATCTGCCGGATTAGGGCTTTTGTAGTATAAAGACTGGTTCATATTTAGCGCCACTCTCTTGTGATGATAGTTGAAGCTTGTATGTATCAGTATGTTTGAAGCCTTCTTCTTCAGCGATTCGCACCGTATCGACTTCAAAGGTTTTATGTGATTTGATATTCGCTACATTCAATCCCATGTACTTACCTGGTTTCAATCCTTGATAAACATTCTTAATAGTCTCTCGTAAGAAACCGTTGTTCCATTCTTCGTTAGTGCTGAAGTTCTTAAATGATTGTTCAGCGTCATCACTATAATGTTCCCAATTGAAATACGGTGGACTTGTAAATGCAAAGTCTAGTGTATTCTCTTTAGGTTTAAAATTTTCACTACCTTGTTTATTTAAGAAGTAATGTCTATTAGGATTAGCGTGATTCGCTTTAATTTCTGTTAGTCCTTTAAATGTCAATGTTGCAGGGTCTGTACCTACATAGTTAATATCTGAAATCATTGCACCAAGTATACGACCACCATAACCCATACTCATATCCCAGACTAGTTCTCCAGGTTGCATAAAGTTTTGATATAAACAGGCAGCTGCTGTTGGTCTGAAATTAGATACACATTGAGTACCTGTATATCTTCTTAGTAGACTTCGCATTGTACTTTCTGCTTTGTGTTTCGCTTGGTCACTTGTGTGTGTCTCGTTACCATAGATATCATATGAAATAGGTTTCAATTGATTTACTGAATACTTACCAAAGAAAGAACCAGTTAATAGTTTCTTAATACCTTTCTTAAAGTGTTCTTCATTTTCATATATCTCCATAGGAGTTTTCATCTTACCACATCTAATGCCAAAACTATGTGGCATATAAGACCATGCAAGTGATAGACCTTCTTGGTGTGGTTTGATTATTTTATCTTGTGTCAATAAATCTTTACAATTTACAGAAGATAGTTTAGCAAACTTTTCTTTTCTCCATTGTTCGTCTACAGAATAATAAGGAAAGCCTCTAGTCTGCCAATACTCATAGACTTCATCTATGTTTCTTTCTAGTTCAGCTTCATCGGTTACAACACCTTTAAGATTACCTTTACTTGTGATATTCTCTTCGCCTTGTATGTCAACAAATGCTTCTAGTGTTGCACTACCTTTTGTATCTGTAAGTTTTTTCATATTCTATTGTCCACTCATGTCAGGTTTACCGGTGCCTTTAGGACCACTTACTGGAACTTTATCACCATATGTCACGGTCGCATTGCCGTACGCTACTTGTCTTCTTATATTAGTTAAATCAGGCATAGGTGCTGTACCTTTGTCATTGCCAGATTCTACTTCTTGTTTATTAAATCTAGGTTTTCCAGATTTATCCATACTTCCAATATT